CGTGAAGACCACGGACTGCGCCGCATCGGTCAGCAGCTCGAAGAAGCTATAGGTCGTCCACTTGTGCTCATTGTTCAGGTGCGGAGCCGCGCGCTGCCGGTAGATCGCCGTGCCGTGATCGTCATAAGCCGCGAGCGACTGGATATACACATTCCCGTTCTGCCAGTCCCCCACGAAATGCTTGCCGAACACATAGCCGTGGAACATCTGCCGCTGCCGGTCCCAGCCGGTCCCGTTCCACCAGCCCCGCCGATGCCAGCTGCCTTCCGCCACGTCGTAAACCCACGTCGCGTTCCCCGTCGGAAAAGTGATGACCCAGAACTCGTGACCGTCTTCGATATAGCGGAATGACACCGCATCCGCCGTCGTCGAATAAGCCGCCCATTGTTTCTCGACCGCGTGAGTCGAAACCCGCACCGCGGCTGAGCCCGAGGCCCGATACGCAATCGTCTGCCCGTCCGAAGTCCCGCCCAGCCAGGCGATCCCGTCCCCCAGCCTCGTCGGTGAATACATCGCGACGCAGGCATGCTGCATGATCAGTCCGGTATTGCGCTGGCAGGTGAAAGCCGTCGCATTCGGGTTGGTCTGCCAGACTTCCGTCGCCACCGTCGTGCCGAAAACGTAAAGCTCTTCGTGATCCACCAGCAGGGATTGGATGTTATCCGGATAGGCCTGCTTAGTGGCCGTGTTGAGCAGGCTCCAGTAGGTTCCGTCATTGATGGCGGAATTGTTCATCGTCTTCGTCTCCGGCGCCGCCACGATGAAAACGCCGTCCAGAAAAGCCCCCTGCGAAGCCGCCACCTGAATCACCGCCACCGGCGTCGTCGTCCCCGGATTCTGACACGACATCTGATAGGGCTGACTGGCCGATTCCGGAGCCGCGCTGGCCAGCGTAATGTGCTGGGTGTCCGTATAGCTCGCCACCGGGTAAGGCACCGTGTCGATGTAGATGATGCCCGGGTTCGCCGTCATTACCGGATCGAACTTCGGTCCGTCCAGCCACGTACAGATAAGCCCGGTCACGTCAATCGAGATGTGCCCCAGGCGGTTCGGATACACCGCTGGCACAATGCTCGATCCGCTCACCGCCACCCAGGCGAGTCCCGCGCTGACAATGAACAGCTGTCCGCCATTCGGGAAAATCTGCACCGGCAGCCCGTCGTTTCCCACGTCCCCGATCTGGCTGTAGGTGTAGCCCGAGAAGACTTCGTATAGTTTCGATCCCGACACCACGAACAGCCGCTCCTCGCCGATCCAGATCCCGCGCACCGGCGACGTCGGCAGCGTGCACGCCAGAGTCAGCCCCGGAGTCTGCCGCAGAAAAGCCGCGTTCTGTCCCTCTCCGGATTCGATGCCCTCCGGAAAGACATTCATCGAGACCTGGGCATCGGCCAGTAGCGAGTCCGCCGCATAAGCCTGCCCCACGAAACCCGGGAAGGTTGGCATTAGTGAACAGCCTCCTGGGGCGTTGTGAACGGTTCAGGCACGAGTGAACAGCCCCGAAGGGGCGTTGTGAACGGTTCAGGCACGAGTGAACAGCCCCGAAGGGGCGTTGTGAACGGTTCAGGCACGAGTGAACAGCCCCGAAGGGGCGTTGTGAACGGTTCAAACATCAGTAAGGTTCGCTTTCGCCGGCGATCCAGTTGTAAAGACCGCCATGATCGTCATTCAGATCGCTGTCCGTGCGCGCCGGCACGGAGCGCAGATTCAGCAACTGCACCGCCGCCCGCGCCCCTCGCAGCACATCCGCCGCCTCCGCCGAGAGCTTCTTGCCCACCTTCGGACCCAGCCTCTCAGCCAGCGAATAGACCCAGTACTCGTAATAGCCCTGCGGCACAACAATCAGCGCGGAGAGCGAAGCCGCCGCCGCGAATTGCTGCCAGGAGTAGGTTTCAATCACATAGGCCTGATCCGGCACCATGTAAAACCAGTAAGTCGAAAGCGGATCGGCCATGTCGTTATACAGGTCAATCGGCATGCCCGAAACGTTCTGCACCGCTTTGCTCGACCACTGCCTGCGCGTGAGCAGGTTGATCTTCCGGCGCACCGTGTTCTCGCCGCTCGAAAGCAACACGTTGGCCCGCACCAGCCGCACCGGACGCACGGCGTCCAGATCGGGAGTCAGAATGCCCGCCGGATCCACTCCGATCGTATAGGTCTGTTTCCCGATGGTCAGCGTCCAGGTGTCAATGCGTTCCGTGAAGATGTTGCCGCGCCCGATGTTCTGCGCGTCGATCATCCCGTTCAGCGTGGTCAGGCCGTCTGCCAGCACTTCCGGACCATTAGTCTGCCCGGCCCGCATAAAGCCGAGAATGCGCAGCGCGTCGTAAATGAAATCCTGTGCGGTCATATCGGTCTGGCTCCCGGCACTTACTCACTCCGTTGCGCGGGCGTCACGGGAGGGATTTCCAGCGCGGACTTGCCCACTCGATTGGAAGCAATCAGCTTGCGCAGTTCCGCCTTCGTGTCCGTCGCCGTCTGCAGCACCCACGCGGGCAGGTCCATACCGAACTCAGGCGCGAAGTCCACGGCCAGGTTGAAGCGCAGCGCCCTCGCATAGCCCTCCGGCAGCGCAAACGTCGTCGAGAGCGACGCCGCCACGGCCGCCAGGTCCACAGTGTTGTAAAGCTTGAGCGTTCCCACTCCGGCGGGAATGGGAGCGACAAGAACATTGGCCGTGCTGTATTGGTAGTCGCAGAAGACAAAGCGGACCTGCGCGCTCGAACCGGCCTTATCCGGCACCTGCGCCCAGCGTTCCGGCCCGCAGACTTCCACCGGCGAATTAATGCCGGAAACGGTGAAATCGGCGCTCAGGATCTTCACAGGCCGCGTGCTCAGCGCATAGCTCTGAGTACTCGCGGTCATCGTGACCGCCTCAACGGTTGTGGCGTGCACGAGCAGTTCGTCGGCGTTCCAGCTGTCGAGAAGATTCTGGAAACACGTCAGCCCGTCGGCGAGCTCCGAATCGGCGGGAGTCCCGCCGGCTTCGACCCCCTCAAACAATCGCATCGCGCCTGTGATGAGATCCTGAGCGGTCATGGCTTACTTTTCCTTCGCTGGCTTGGCGGGTTTCGCAGAGTCCGCCGGGCTCTCAGCCACAGGCAGCTTCTGACCGCACGCGCTGCAGACAGTCGGATCCACCGGAGGCGGAGGCGGAAAATCGGCGGGTGTAGTCACCCATCCCTGATCCGGATGCGCGACTTCCTTCTCATGCGCCTCATCGTTCACGACGACGTTGCCGTGCTTCGGGTGATAGCGTCGGCTCGGGTAATGTTTCTCAGCAGTGTCAGGCACTAGGTTTCCTTTCGTAGGTGCTTTTCGTAGGTGATTTTGTAAGCTCCTGAGGCCTCGGCATCCAGCGCGAGAGGCTGAAAGCCGAGACCAAAGAAGCTGAGAGTCAGGCCGTTGACTTAGTAACTCGGCACAAACAGAGAGTTAGTGGCGTCATACATAAAGCAGAGCGGCCGGTTCACCACGGCCGTCGACGCCTTCGCGATGTTATTGGTCGCGGTCGTAGTGAATGCGCCGTCCGGAATGATGCAGAAACCACCGCCATTCCAGCCCACGGGCATCGTGAAGCCGGTGATGGCCGCGGTACCGGTAACGTGAAATAGCTGTCCGCTGGGAGTGATTTGTCCGGCCGCCGAAGCCACCGCGGCGGTCACCGCCACGGGCCCGACATCGTTCTGCCACCCAGGCACCCAGCTCAGCGTGATCGTCGAGCAGAGCCACTGCGATCCCGTCAGCACGTTCACGTAGGGAGTCGAGTAAGTGTTAGCCGCCGTGCATCCGCCGGACGGGTCATAGTCTTTGAACCAGTTCGCAGGTCCGAACAGGATCATCGACCCATTGGGGAAATCGGTGCGTGCGCCGCTCTTACCGCGGACGACAGTGATCGCCGTTCCGCTGATTGCAGCCACAGCCATCGATTCGCCGCGGGTCGTTCCCGGAGCCACAATATAGAGCCGCGATCCTGTAGGATTCGCCGACGCCGGAGAAGGGGCCACCATGTTGGTGGCGCTCGTGACGTTGATGAGATTGTCGGCCGCCAGCACCGAAGCCGAGAGCGTAGTCGAGTAAAGAGTGTTGGTCTGAGCGAAGAGCGAACCCGCGAACAGAGCAACCGAAAGGGAGAGAGCGTAAAAAGTCTTCACGTGATTGTTCCTCAATTTGTAAGCCCCCGGCGATTCGGCGAGAGCCGAAAGCCGGGCGCTGAAAGCCGATTGCCTAAAAACGGAAAGCTCAACCGGCGATGACGCAAGCCATCTCGCGATAGAGCGTGCCGAAGCCGGTCAGGCAGTCGAAGCGCGTTCCTTCAACGCGATTGGTGCCATCGAAAAACTGCACCAGCGCCAGGGTGATGCCGGTGTCAGGATCGGTCTCCATCGCGGAATACATAACGCCCTTGCCGCTCTCCGGAGTCGCCAGCGGCAGCGAGACGAACGCATAGGCGTTCTTATGCAGCAGGAGACCCTGCGGGCTCTTCGTGCCGGCAGCGCCGAACACGGTGATCGCCGTGCCGTCAATTGGAGCGATCGTGACGTTCTGCTGCTGGCCTGTCGGAGTGATAGCCGGAGCCACCAGAACGCTGCCATTACCGGAGCCGTCCGAAGAGAACGGCGCCAGCACCACGAACTGCTGCAGGTCGCCTGTGTCCTGCTTGGTCTGCGGGTGAACGCTGTTGATGCCCGCGATAGTGAAGCGATCTCCCACCACCAGGCGGGGTGCGGCCGTGGCCGTCCAGCCCCTGGTGAGCAGCGACATCGTGGCGTTGTTGCCGCCGTCCGCGGTGTTCGCGTTGCCGCTGACCAGCGGCGTGCCGCCCTGAGGACCGATGGTTTGCGTGTAGATGGTCTGATCGCGCGCCCAGCGATAGCCGAGAGTGTTATCCACCATCTCGCCCTTTTTGATCAGGTCGCTGATCTGGCCGGCCGGATTGTAGAGCGCCTTCTGGCCGATGACGTACTGGCTCGAAAACTTGCGATTGATGATCGCCGTGAGCTCCTCCTCCGGAGGCAGTCCCAGTTCGACGATCTTGTCGCCCGCCGCCAGATAGGTGTCTACGGTGGAGGGCGTGGTGCCCGGAACTCCTACCGCGTTGAACGTGTTCTGAGCGACGTATTTGGCCGCGTTCGCATTGATGGAATGAGCCAGTGCGATCGCTGCGGGCTTGAAGTAATTCTCCTGAGCGTCTTCAATCGAGAGGGTCTTCTCAACGGAGTCCCAGTCGAAGTGACAGCCGGTGACATCGCCCACCGTGATATTCACCTTGGTGCCCTGCAGCCCCTGCGGCTGATAGAGCAGGCCCGTGGTGGTGTTGAAGCGCTGCGGCTTCTTCACGCTGATCGTGTCGCCGACTTTCGCCGTCGCCTTGCCGAATTCTTTTGCGTAGTCGTGGCTCATGTTGCGGCAAACCGACAGGTAGCCGCCGAGGTTCATGAGGACGCCCTTGGTGTATACCGAGGGCGTGAGGATGATGTTGTTTGGCATTGCGTTCCTTTCGCCTCACGGCGATAGCGGGCAACTCTTTCCGAGTGCCTCTGTGTTGCGATACGCCCGTAAGGCGGATCTGTGTGTTGCCCGCGCCTGTCTCTCGACGGTCGCGGGCGGGGTCTATGCGGCCTTCAGGCGCTTAAAGAACTCGCGCTTGAAGGTCTTCGTGTCGAGCTTTGGATCGTTCAGATCCACCACGTACGGAGCGGCGCCGCCGCCCACGCTGGCAGCCGGTTTCGGCAGCTTCGCGGCGGGAGTCCCCGCAGCTGCGGGCGCAGCCGGTTTCGTGAGCCCGGCGCGGATCGCGCCCAGCTCCGCCGCGGCCTGCAGCGGATCCAGCTTCGCGATCCGGATACAGTCCTCCGGATGTTTCGCCAGAAAATACGCCACCTCCGGACCGCGTTCCATCGTGAAGATCGCGCGATTCATCGCCGGAGAGATGTCCAGTTCCTGCGCCTCTCCCGCCATCACCTGCAGATAGTCCGGATGGATCGCAGTCACTTTGTCGACGCGTTCGTTCCACGCCCTGCCGAGCGCAGCTTCCTGCTCTGCCGCGCGATCAGCCGCTGCCTTTGTGGCATCGGCCGCCCTTTGCTGGTCGAACTTCCAGTCGACCAGCGCCTCGTTATAGGCGGCATAGGTCTCGAAGTCCTTCTCTTGAGGTTTCGGCTTGTTGGATACCGGTGGCGACTGCGGAGCTGCTGCGGGCTGCGCTGTTTCTTTGGCGGGTTGCGATCCCGGTTGTGCCTTTAGCTGCGCTTCGAGTGCTGCCGCCCGATCCTCCGCCGCCCGCTTTTCCGCGAGCAGCTTGCCGATCCGTTTCTTGACGCCAGGTGAGTCTTCAGGTTCTGCGGCGGCTTTGAACTTGCCGTCCGGACCGCGCTCCGCTCCACTGTTCGAATCCGGTTCCGAGGCCGGTTCAGGTTCTCCGTCCGCATTTGTTTCCGATGCGGCGGGCGCGGGTGTTTCTGTTTCGGCCGCGGGCTGCGCCTCAGGCTCGGTACCGCCGAGCATGGCGCGCAGGTCGCCGATCGATGGTTCTGTAACTGTCTCGTCAGGCATGTTTTTCCTTTTGCGCGGTCAATGTGAGCCCTCAGCAAAATGCTGAGAGCCAGCCCGGCCGTGAGGGCTGTTGTCTTACGGAAGTTCGAAAGCGGTGATGGTGAGATCGGCAATCGATGCCGTTCCGCCCGTGACGGCCACCACGCTGGCATCGATCCAGTACGCCGTGTTCACCGTCGCGCCCGTAACCAGGCAGGTGAGCGTCAGCGGAAAGATATGCGGAGCGCCGGTAGCCATCGAATTCGGCTGACTACCGCACGCCGTGCCGGTCAAAGCCGCCGCATTCGTCGGAGCCGTTCCCGTGCCATAGCGCGCCTGCGCTTTGGCCGCATCGCCCGTCGTCGAGTTCTGCATATCGCCGGTGATGGTGATGATGAAGTTTCCCGAGTTCACCGGGGTGAAGCTTCCGGAGAGGCCCATCATGACTCCCGATCCCGTCGTGTTCGTCGTACCCGTAGGATTCGCCGGCGTCGAAACCGAAGTCGCCGAATGCGGCGCACTCGCGCCGGTCCCGCCCGTGGCGCCAGTGCTTCCCGAGGCGCCGGCCGGGCCCTGCGTTCCGCTGCCACTGCCGGCTGCGGGAATCTGCGAGACCTGAGCCGCAACGAAATGCACGTACCAGACGGCCACCAGGGCCATCAGTACGGCTTTCCGGAATGGAGTCAGCTTCGTCATTGCATAAATGAAAACGCCGGGGAAGGCGTCCGCCATGCCACGCCGTGCTGCCAGTACCCTGTATTGGCCGAATAGGCCGTAGCCGCGGGTGACGACATTGCCGTCGTCGACCCGCAGCTCAGATTGTTCCCGCTCCACGTGCAGTCCGCCCAGAGATACCCGGCCGCCGCGCCCGGAGTTCCATCCACAAAGATCCGGAGGCCCGTGCCCGTCGGCGTTGCCAGCGTGAAAGGCCCTTCGACGAACTGCGGCAACCCCATCGCCGCGTCAGTCTGGATCACGGTCCATGCCCCTACCCCGTTATCGAGGCAGTTGGCCACCGTGTCCGTGCAGATGGCATGGTCGATGTACTTCGAGGTCTCATCTTTGAACAGCAGGTGAAAAGTGCTGCCACGCTGGAAGATCCAGGGATCGATCGCATTCGGCGGGAACGTGCCGTTCAGCGGCACGAGCGACGTCCACGACCCTGAAGGATCCGCCGTCGTCGGATGCGTTCCTTCGAGCACATGCGCGCTATCCACCTCCGCCGCGTCCCACGCCGCCACCACGTGCATGCTGCCTGCGGCGTCGATGAACATGCCCGGAGCCCAGCATGAGCCCACCGTGCCCGCTCCGCACGTGATCTGCCCCTGGTAGTTCCAGATGTGCCCGTCTAAGCTCCACTCCAGATCGAATGACTGCCCGTTGGAGGCAGCGCCGCCTTCAGTGTTGGTCGAGACCTGCCACCATTTCCCGTTCGCCGGCACGTACCGTATGTCCGGGTCCCTCGTCGAGTCTGTGTTACTCCACGCCCCCGCGGTCCACGTCCCGTTCGATGTCCGCGCCGTGATCGGGAACGAATAGTTGATCGCCTGGTGGTTGAAGCCCACGGCCATGAAAGTCTGGTCGGGGCCCATCAGATTGTTCACCATCCACTGTTGAATCGCGCTCACAGGCGTCGCAGTCGCGGCGGCCGTCCCCACCCACAACGCCGCGATGTCGCAAGGGCAGAAATCCGTCACGGAGCTGTTATTCAGCCCCGCCCCCACCACGAAATTGCCCGACGGGAGAAACACGGTCTGCGCAGCGCTCTGGCCATCCGTCGCCATCGGCGCGCGGTTCACGCCCACATTCGCCACCAGGTTATTCGCCGCCAAATTCGCGGTCACCGTGTACATCCAGAACCGGTTCGAAGGCGGATAGTAGATGTTCGAAGTCTGCGCAAACACGCCCCCGCCGCTCGCGTTGTAAAAGATCGAAGCTCCGTTATTGCCCGAAAAAATCTGAAAATAGTAATTGCCCGAGGCTGACGAGGCCGAGTTCGAGCCCAGCAACTCCGCCGTAGTCACCGCACTCGTCACCCGCACTAGCGCCACCACCACGGTGGGATTCGCCGACACGTTCGACTGCAGGTAAGCGGTCGTTCCGTCCTCTTCGAGCGCCTTATGCGTGCCCATCGCATTCGTGAGCAGCGTCAGCGTCCCATGACCGGTCAGCGTCGATGAATTGCAGCGGCTATTCCACGTCCCGGGCGCGGCCGACAAGTCGTCAGCTACCCAGAAGCCCACACAGCCATTCGCAGTCGCCGGCGTCCACACCGGAGGCTCAGTGGCCCAGCACGCGGAAGCCAGTAGCAATAGCGCGAATCTCACGAATGCACCCTCACTGAATTCACGTCCACGCCAGTCGAAACGTTGTCTGTGTCCCCGCGGCGCGAAAGGTAGAAAAAGAAAATCTGATTCGCCGAGCACGAAGGCGAGGCCAGCGTGATCGTCGAAAGTTGTGTCTGATTACTGGTTCCGAGCGCCGCCGTGGTCACCGCTCCGGCCGAGGCCAGCGTCGGATCCACACTCGTCGACGAGCACCCGTAAAACCAATTCCATGTCACCGAGTGCCCCGTGTTCGTATCCGTCCCGCGCCAGTTGATCTCCAGCGTCAGCGATGCCGGCACGCTGCCGGTAATAGGAAACTGCCCGTACGCGTAAGTCTGCGAGCCGTTCGGGAACGTCAGCACCGCGCCGCCCTGCATATTGGTCCCGAGCACCGCGTTCGGCGTCGGATTGTTCGTTGTGCCCGTGCTCAGAGCGCAGCCCGCGATCGCCGTCGAGCCCATGGAGCACGTCCATGCGCGGTCGATCCCGGTCCCTCCGCCCGAGGACGTCGCCGCAGGGATAGAGCTCACCTGCGCGCTTCCCCGCTGGACCAGCGCCGCGGCGGACATCGCAGCGACTAACAGAATCCGCTTCACTGGCGCCACGCCCCGTACCAGGTCAGCCCGCTGCCGCTCGACGTCAGCGTAAACCCGTTCGGACACCAGTACCCCATCTCGTCTTCCTCTTTCGCCCAGATGACGATGTAGGTGGTGTTAGCTCCGATGCTCACAGCCCCCAGAGCCGAGATCGGCGATCCCTGCCGGTCCGCCAGCGTGAAAGTAATCGCGCCCGCTGTCGGATTCGAAATAGTGATCATCCGGAGATAGGCATCCACCGTTGCGATCGCCGTGGTGGAAGTGGGAACCGCCTGCGGCTTCACCTGCACCCTGCTCTGCGGCGCTCCCATTCCGCACACGGGAATCGAAGCGTTGTTACACGTGGCGACCGAATTCTGCGCGAATGCCGCGATGATGGTGAAGGCCGCAAGCGCGGCGATAAGAAGTAGTTTCGTTGTCATTTTTACGCCGCCTCCGGCATTTCCTGATCTGGCGGCTGAGCCGCCTGCTGCATGTTCATCTGGTGCTGCTGATCGGCCTGCTGCGAGTTCTGGTCGATCTCGGCGCCTTGCGCCGCCATCCCCGCCTCGTGCGCCCGGTCGAACATGTTTTCGTAACGCGACGCTTCCCGCTCCGCAGCGGCGATCGCCGACTTACTGCCCGCCTTGATCAGCTCCACGCGTTCCGCTGAAGCCGCCTGCATCGCGGCGATCCGTTCCTTCGACGCCGATTCCACCTGTTTGGTCTCGATGATCTGAGCCATCTGGTGCACCTGCTGCAGCAGCTGCTGATGCTGCATGCTCATCGTCTGGAGCGTTCGAGCCATCTGCGCCTGCGCCCCGGGTCCCTGCGGACCCTGCGGCTGCAGCTGAGGCGGCAGCATCTTCTCGTAGCGATCCGCGATCAGATCCGCACCCGGCATGTCCGACGTCCGGAAGTAGATATCTCCCGCAATCGTCATGAAATTCTTGTCGTGCGCCGCGATCTGCCCATACGCGTCGTTCGCCTGCTCACGTTGCGATGTGTAACTCGGACCCGTCGATACCGAGACCTCGTAATCGCCCTGCTGCAGGAAGTGCGTCAGCGTCTCGCCCGTCTTCTCATCCGTCATCGGCTGATTGATCGGGACCAGCTTGCTCTTACCCGCCTCATCGCGAGTCGGAATCGTCTTCTTCCCCTTGTCGAGTTCCTTCGTCAGAGCCAGCAGAATCCGGCCGGCATACTTTCGCGACCGCGCCTCGTTGTCGGAAAAGTGAAAATTCGCGACGTCCGACTCCTTCTGCCGCTTCTCAATCGCGATCCCCGCCGTGTCCCCGGGCCCGGAGCCGAGCGACGCGTCGAAGATACCCATCGCCGCTTTGATCCCGTCGATCGCCTGATTCAGCCCCAGCGTCAGCGCCTGAATCGGAGGCTCATTCACTTCGCGCGAAGGTTTCGGCGCCAGTTCGCCATTCACGCTATCCGGCTTATAAAGCGTGACCGTGTTCGGATCTTCGTTGATCCGCTTCCAGTCCTCTTCGAAGCCCGCAATCTGTCCGGCCGTCGCGATATACGTCGTCTTCGGCATCAGCGCGATTTGCTCCGCGATATTGCTCACGTACAGATTCACGAGCTTTTGCGGGTCTTTGGCGAAGCGCACCAGCGAGAAGTTATTCCGCTTCCCGCGCACCATCATCTGTTTGCCCCACACCGGCACAATCGGGATGAACGGAACCAGAAATTCCGTCTGGTCCAGGATTTCGACCCCGTCGATGATGTACTGCGTGACCACGCAAACGTTGTCTTCGCGCGTGTCCATCACCTTGTCAGCCTGCGCGCTGGTCAGCTTGTCGCGATACACCGCCGTGAGGTCCTCGAGCAAACACAGCTCGCGGTTCTCATAGGACTTGAGCCAGTACTCCGCGACCTGAATCTGCTCGGCGTTCGGCCCGATCCCGATCCAGTCGGGAGCCGGGTTCACATCGTTTTCGAAGTACGATGCCGAAGCCGCGGCCGTCTTCCCGTAGCGCCGCTCATAGGCCTCACGGGCCCGCCAGGAGAACACAAACGCCCACTCCGCATCCGATCGGTCGTACTTCTTTGCCGCCGGATCGTAGAGCACGGAAAACTGGTTTTCAATCGGCTCAATCGTGATTTTCTGGTCGAACGAAGCGCACTTATACTCCGTTCCGATGCGATAGAAGCCGCGCCCGGAGACCACCTGATGCTCGCGCGAGGTGTCGTACGCGATATCCGCGTCGCTCTCGTATTCGATGTGGCGGATCCGCGACTGAATCACTTCCGCCGTGGAAGGCTTCCCGCCATCCATCGCCGTGATTTTGATCGAGGGCTTGTTCTCGCGCCCGTCGTTCACGATCTGCGCGACAAACGTCTGCAGGCGGTTCCACGTCAGCACCGGCCGCTTCTGTTTCTTGCGTTTCTTCAGCGCGGTTTCGTTCCACTGATCGCCGGCCACGAAATCGACATCCGACTCGGCCGCCATGCGGTCATCCTGGTCGCACGAGTAGGCATAGGCATACCTCTCCCGCGCGAGTTGCATGAACTCGTCGACATTGACAGGCGGACTGGACGTTTTCGGCATAAAAGAAATTCAGTTACTCTGAAGCAATGGAGCAATCGGGCAAGCCGGCAACTCTCGGCGAGGAACTCCGCGACGAAGACGCGCGCCTGAGTCTTCGTGTTTTGTGGCTGCAGGCGAAACAACGCCCGCTGACGTTCGACGAAGCCCGCAACCTCTGCCGGCTCGCCGACCGAATCCTCACCGGGATCGACGGATGCTGAGCCGCCGAAACTTCCTGGCCAGCCTCGCCGCGGCCGTCAGCGCGTTCGATCCGGAGCGCGCGTTATGGGTGCCCGGCAAAAAGCTGATCAGTATCCCGCCGCCGCGCGCGGAAGTGTCGGGGATCGCGATTCTCAACATCCAGCGGCAGGACATTCGATTCCATCGGGACGCGTACTCCTTCGTGTGGCCACCTTTGGGCGTCGCGCCACTGAACTGGATGCCGCCTACAGGTCCGAATTCCCGTCTGAACCATACCCGTCGAAGTCGTCCCGAGGCTTTCGCGGTGGCGCCACCGGCGCGGCAAACGTAAGCGCCAGAGCGTCGCTGTCGTCCGGTGAAGGTTGCCGTTTCGCCAGATCCTGCTTACTCTCGAGCACCGTCTGATTCCGCTTGTTCAGGTGATACCCCGGCCCGGTCAGATCGATTTCCAGCCGCTCATCGTTCTTGTCGATCGCGCCACGCGGCAGCCACTCTTTCACCTGGCTGTACATGTAGGACCGCATGTTCGCGAAGTGAAGATCCGGCGAGTCGCCGCCGAAATTCACCTCCACCACCCGCGCGCCGTAACCCAGCACATGCAGCCGCTCCACTATCGGCGACCCGAACGCGGAATCGATGAACATCATCGCCACTCGCTTCGCCGGATCCGTCTCAGCCAGCACTGCCGCCAGTCGCGTAATCACCATCTGGCGATCCCGCGTCTGCTCTCCCGTGATCCGGATCGGCGGGATCGACCGCGCATCCATCCCCCGGCGAAACCGGCAAACCGTCCAGGCGCTGCCGCCTCCGGAGACGTCCACTCCCGCGATCAGCGGGTCGTCCGGAAGCGCGCAGGCAATGCGTTCTTTCGCGCCCTGCACCCGCGCCGCGTCGATGTACTGCAGCTCATCGGCTTTCGGTGGCAACCCCAGCACGCGAACCCGGAAGAAATCCGAATCCTCGCCATAGTCCTGCAGCCAGCGCTCAATCTCCCGCTTATTTGTGATCGCCGACGTGCGCGAGTCAATCGACCGATGGTTCCACCGGTCTCTCTCGCTGCCAAACGCCACCCGGTACAGCTTGCCCGTGTTGCGCGTCGGATTGCCGAAAAGAAACTCCATCGGCTCGCCGTCCGTGAGTCCGCCCTCGGCAACGGTATAGATCCCCTCGCCGATCGCCGACGCCTCATCGAAGATGTAAAAGCTGGTCGAGTATCGATTATGCTGACCCGCGAAGGCCTCCGACTTCTCTTCCCTGCTCGACTGCGGCGTGCAGTACCATGTCTTCGGAAAAACGACGTGATACATCTTCTCGCCGGTGACTTTGAACCAGTGCGCCGTGATGCAGATTTCCGTCCAGCTGGCAATCTGCGCCCACGTCTTCGTTTCCAGCTGAACGAAAGTGTTTGCAGAGATCGTGCCGATCGCATGCGGCCGCGTCGACATGATCCAGTCGACTACCCACGCCACCAGCGTCGATTTGCCGATACCGTGCCCGCTAGCCACGGCCATGCGGATCGGATCCACCGCCGTCTTGCCATCGAAGGCCCGCTCGCGAACCATCTGGCCGAGATCTCGCAGAAATTCGGTCTGCCACTCATCCGGCCCGACCGCATCCTCCAGCCGCGTTCCCGCTTCACCCCACGGGTACGCGTACCGCACGAAGCCCAGCGGGTCGTGATGGTACTGCGCGATGTCTTCAGCCAGC